CGGACGCCGACGAGGCCCAGCGTGAACTGCTGGCGCTGCTGGCCGAACAGGCGGCCGACCGCACCATTGCCGACAACCTGGACGTGTGATGGGTGCCGTGACCACCCCGGACATCGCCCGCGAAATCGCCGACCTGGCCGTGCAGCGGCTGGCGCAGTCGCTGCACCTGGCGGCCGACGCGGCGCCGGTGCTGACCGCCGCGGTGGCCGATCTGGAGCAGGCCATCAAGCTGCGCTATGGCGGGGACGCGGTGCACATCCGCCAGCCGCGCCAGGCGCCGCAGGCCCGCGCCGCCGCCGTGCAGCGCGACTACCAGGCCGGGGTGCCGGTGCCGCAGCTGATCGAGCGCCACGGCGTCAGCCGCGCCACGCTGTACCGCTACCTGCGCCAGCGCGGCTGACTGTCTCACCGCGCCCCTGTGGCGTGAGACAGCCGCCCGCTACGGTGCTGCCATGGCCGGAATCACCCTCGAACAAGCCGAAGCGCGCCTGGCGGAATATCTGGCCGCCGAGTCGGCCGTGCTGTCGGCGCAGGACTGGTCGCTCAATGGCAAGCGCGTGACGCGCGCGGACCTGGCCGCCATCCAGGCCGGCATTCGGCTGTGGGACGAGCGCGCCAAGGCGCTGGCGGGATCTGCCGCGGGCCGCAGCCGCTCGCGCACCGTGGCGCCGAACTGGTAATGGCCGCGCCCGCAAAAACCCGCCGCCGCGCCGCGCCGCTGCCGGCCGGCGTGACGCCGGAAAAACTGCACGCGCAAAAGGCGCTGTCGGTGGCCATGGCGCTGGCCGGCGGCTACAGCGGCGCCTCTCGCAGCCGCCCGGGCCTGCGCCACTTCAACCCGCCGGCCACCGATGCCGACGACGACACCGCCGGCGACCTGCCCACCCTGCGCGCCCGCTCGCGCGATCTGGTGCGCAACGCGCCGCTGGCCGGTGGCGCGCTCAACACCATGGTCACCAACGTGGTCGGCAGCGGGCTGTCGATGCAGTCGCGCATCGATGGCGCGGCGCTGGGCCTGGACGATGACGCCGCCAACGCCTGGCAGCGCGCGGCCGAGCGCGAATGGCTGCTGTGGTCCGAGTCGCGCCTGTGCGACGCCACGCAGGCGCAGGACTTCTACGGGCTGCAGTCGCTGGCGTTCCGCTCGGCTCTGGAATCCGGCGACGTGCTGGCCGTCACGCCGACCATCCGCCGCCAGGACTGGCCGTACACGCTGGCGGTGCAGCTGATCGAGGCCGACCGGCTGTGCAACCCGGACCACCGGCCCGACACCGACCGGCGCGTGGCCGGCGTGGAGATGGACGAATTCGGCGCGCCGGTGCGCTACCACATCGCCAACCGCCACCCCGGCACGATGCGCCGCGGCAACGCCATGAAATGGACCGCCATCGACGCGCGCGGCGCGCGCAGCGGGCGCACCAACGTGATCCACCTGTTCGAGCGCCGCCGGCCGGGGCAGACCCGCGGCGTGCCGGTGCTGGCGCCGGTGATCGAGCTGTTCAAGCAGCTGGGCCGCTACACCGACGCCGAGCTGCAGGCGGCGGTGGTGGCCGGGGCGTTTGCGATCTTCATCCGCATGGACCCGGACGCCTTCAACGACCTGTTCAGCGAAGACACGAACCTCAAAACCGACTACCTGAAGCGCGCCACCAACTGGGACGGGCGCAGCACCAGCACGCTCGAAGGCCCCGGCAACGCGGTCAACCTGGTGCCCGGCGAGAGCGTCGACAGCGTCAACCCCGGCCGGCCGAACGACAGTTTCGACCCGTTCGTGCAGGCCATCCTGCGCCAGGCCGGCGCGGCGCTGGAGCTGCCCTTCGAGGTGCTGATCAAGCACTACACGGCCAGCTACTCGGCCGCCCGCGCGGCGCTGCTGGACGCCTGGCGGTTTTTCCGTGGCCGGCGCGCATGGCTGGCCGCCTATTTCTGCCAGCCCATCTACGAGCTGTGGTTGGCCGAGGCGGTGGCGCTGGGCCGGATCAGGGCGCCCGGATTCTTTGCCGACCCGGCCATCCGCAAGGCCTACTGCGGCGCCGAGTGGGTTGGCGACGGGCCCGGCAGCATCGACCCGCTCAAAGAAGTCGACGCCGCCGAGCGGCGCATCCAGATCGGCACCTCCACGCTGGCCGCCGAAAGCGTGCTGCACGATGGCGGCGACTGGGAGATCAAGCACCGCCAGCGCGCCCGCGAGCAGGCCGCCCGCACCGCCGCCGGGCTGGTGGCCGACCCCGCCGCGCCGCGCGCCACGGCGCCGGCAGACCCCGATGCGTAGTGTCTCACCGCGCCCCTGTAGCGTGAGACAGCCGCCCGATACCGTGGCGCCATGAACAGCACCGACCTGCACATCCACCTGTCCGGCGCCGAGTCGCCGGCGGTGACGCTGGAATCCACGCCCGAGCGCCGCCCGGCGTCCGCCTTCGACCTGCTGGCCTCGCAACCGTGGGCCATGCAGCCGGCGATGCTGGAGACCATGGCCGCCATCGCCCAGCGCCAGGGCGAGGACGTGCAGGCGGTCGAGGCGCGCCTGGGCCGCCCGCTGCAGAACGCCCGCAGCGTCAGCGTGCGCGACGGGGTGGCGGTGGTGCCGGTAATCGGCCCGATTTTCCGCTACGCCAACCTGTTTACCGAGGTCAGCGGCGCCACCAGCCTGGACGTGCTGGCGCGCGAGTTCAGCGCCGCCGTGGACGACCCGCTGGTCAAGGCCGTGGTGCTGAACATCGATTCCCCCGGCGGCCAGGCCACCGGCGTGGCCGAGTTCGCGCACATGATCCGCGCCGCCGCCAAGCCGGTGGTGGCCTACGTGGACGGGTCCGGCGCCAGCGGCGCCTATTGGATCGCCGCCGCCGCCGACGAGATCGTGCTGGCCAAGACCGCCGAGGTCGGCTCGATCGGCGTGGTGGTCGGGGTCGACACCCGGCCCAGCGCCACCGGCGTGGTCGAGCTGGTGTCCAGCCAGTCGCCGCGCAAGCGCCCGGACCTGAGCACCGACGCCGGCCGGGCGCAGATCCAGGACCGCATCGACGCCCTGGCGCAGGTGTTCGTCGAGGACGTGGCGGCCTACCGCGGCGTGGCGGTGGAGACCGTGCTGGCCGAGTTCGGCCAGGGCGACATGCGCCTGGGCGCCACCGCCGTGGCGCTGGGCATGGCCGACCGCGTATCGACACTTGAAGAAGTCCTCGCCGGCCTGGCCGGCGCTACCCAAGGAGGCCGCCACATGGGCGCAAACGCAACCGACGATACCCCGCAGACCGTGACGCTGGACACCCTGGCGCAGGACCAGCCGGCCCTGGTGGCCGAGCTGCGCGCGCAGGGCGCCCAGGCCGAACGCGAGCGCGTGCTGGCCGTGCAGGCGCAGGCGCTGCCGGGCCACGAGGCACTGATCGCCCGCCTGGCCGCCGATGGCGTCACCACCGGCCCCGAGGCTGCCGTGGCGGTGCTGGCCGCCGAGCGGGCGCTGGGCGCCAATCGCGCCCGCATGCTGCATGACGACGCGCCGGACCCGGTGCCGTTTGCCGCCGCGCCCGACCCCGGCGAGGAATCCGGCGACGACGCCAGCCTGCCGATCGAGCAGCGCTGCGCCGCCCGCTGGGAGCGCGACCAGGCCCTGCACGAGGAGTTCTCGAGCCTGGCCGCCTATACCGCCTACGTGCGGTCCATCGACTCGGGCCGCGCGCGCGTGCTCGGCCACAAGTAAGGAGCCACCGCCATGACCACACTGGCCACCGCCAAGCCCCGCGACTACCTGCTCGGCGACCTGCAGGACCTGCCGATGATCGCGGCCGACATCATCTACGAGGGCGCCGCAGTCGGCGAGAACGGCAGCGGCTACTTCCGCCCGCTTGTGGCGGCCGACCCGTTCGCCGGCTTTGCCGAGCGCACGGTGGACAACTCGGCCGGCGCGGCCGGCGCCGTCAACGTGCGCGTCAAGCCGCGCGGGCGGGTGATCCTGCCGGTGGTCGGCGTGACCGCCGTCACCGACGAGGGCGCCACCGTCTATGCGTCCGATGACGACACCTTCACGCTGACGGCTACCGGCAACAGCGCCATCGGAAAAATCACCCGCTACATCAGCGGCACGACCGTCGAGGTCTACTACGAAGCGGCCAGCTTCCGTTCGCTGTAAGGAGGTTCAGTCATGGGTGCTCAAAGCCTTTCCTCGCGCGCCATCATCGGCGAATTTTTCAACCGCCTGGAACAGAACGACGGGGCCGGTTATATCAACCGCATCACCACCGTGCCGTTCAAGTCGGATCAGGCCGGCGAGGAATACCGCTGGCTGGGCATGTCGCCGGCCATGCGCGAGTGGATCAGCGGGCGCATCGCCAAGGGCTTTCGG